GCGTGCTCAAGAGGAACTGGTTGAGCTCCGTGCCCGCCGTCGTCCCCGGCAGCGCCAGGGCGCTGATCGCGGCGAGTTGCATCGTCTGCTCGGACGTCATGCCCATGAGCCGCGCCGAGCCCGCCACGTACATCAACTGCTTTTCGAGCTGCGCCGGCGTGCGTCCCGTAGTCTGTTGGGCCACCATCGCCATATGGAGGATCGGCTCCATCTTGGCCGGGTCGAGGATGCCCATGACGTGGGACATACGGATCGCGGCCTGCGCCGACTCCTCGATGCTGACATTTTGCCCCTGTGCGCCGCCGACGATGTTCGACGCTTCGGCATACCGCAGGGCGGTAGCCCACAGCGGTCGCGACTGTGCGTACGGAACATCCGGCAGCCCCGCCAGGATCGGAACGGCCTTGGCCACCGTCGCCGGCGAGAAGATCGACCGGCGGCTCACCGACTCGACAAAGTCGCGCATATCGGCGTATTCGGCGCGCCCCGCCGGCGACGTCGGGTCGACGCCCGTCGCCATCACCGCGGCGAGAAGCGACCTCTGCACTTCGGCCGACTGCTTCAAACCGATGAACGAGCCAGCACCCACAGTCAAGCCGAGCGCCTCGCCCGCGCCGATCCCGAAATGCGAGCCGATCGGGCCTTCATGGAAGCGGCCATAAAGCCCCCCGTGCCGCCCATGACCGCGGCCGCCGCCCCCGCCGGCCGCCGGCACGCGCGGAGGAACGGGCGGCACCGTGATCCCACTGAGCGCCGTCCTGAGCTCGACAGCGCGATCGCGCGCCCGACCGAGGTTGCGGGAGATCGCCTGAACGCCGCGTACCGCCTCCGGGTTGACCTCGACGCCGCGCATCTCGGTTTTCAACTGCCGCGTCGTGCGCAGCACCCCGCCCATCGCGGTCCGCAGCTTCTCGGCCTGCTCGACCTGCATCCCGAGGAAGCCCGGGCCGCCGAGGTTCGTCTTGACCTTCTCGGCCAGCGTGTCGATCGTCCGGAGTTCGCGCGCAACCGCCCGCAGACCGGCAAGGAGCCGGTCGTTCAGCGTCAGTACGGTTTCGACAGCCCAGACTTCTCCGGCCATCTATCGACCCCGGAATGCCTTCGACAGCATGCGCACCCCCGCGGCCTTCACCGGATCACGGCTCTCGCGCATGGCCGGCCCCATGAAGGGACGAGGCGGCATGATCGACGTCCCATGTTCGTGATACTGCGCCGGGGCCGCGGCACCGATGCGCACCGTCTTCCCCTCCGGCTTGCTCCCGATCGAATCGTGCATCTGCCGGGTTCGCTTCAACGGAGACGGGATCGGATAGCCGAGCCTCTCCTTCTCGGCGAGGGTCGACGCGGCGAGCGGAGGCCAGCCAGCCTGATACGTCCCGAGCTTCGACTTCGCCCGTTCCGCCACGATCTCGCCTGCCTCGGCCACAAAGATCAATTCGGCCGCCGGGAGGCGGCCGATGATGCGATCGATGTGGTCGGCCAGGGCGCCGAAACTTCGGAAGTTCATTCCTTCGGCGTCCTGAGGTCGTTGATGACCATCACCAAGGCGTAGCGGAACACCCGATTTTCGGCTGCCCGCTGCTCAAGTTCCGGGAACCGCACCCCGTTCATCATCAGATACGCGGCGATCTTCAGTTCGGGGTGCCGGCTCAGTTTTTTGCTCGCGCCATCTCCGGGGAGGTGTCAGGCGGTGCCGCCGGACTGGCTTCTGCCGCAGCCAACTCTTCTTCGGTCGGCGTCAGGTAATCGGCGACCGCCATCACCCCTTCCCGGCCGACGCGCTGCAGAACCGCGCGTAATTGCAATTCGCTCCGGGGCAACTCGACGGGCGCTCCGTCTATGGCGCTGATCATCATGGCGGCCTGGAAGTTGGCCATCCACACCGGATTGTTGACGCGGGGCCCAGCTAACTCGGCAAGGTCCATTTCCTGGAGGAAGGTCAACTCCCCGCGCAGGGTCAGCTTTCGCCTTTTCTCGTCGACCAGCACCATCCCGGCGATCTGCTTGGCGCGGTTGAGACCCGGCGGCGGAGTAGGTTCGGCAACCGGTGTCGTCCGCTCCGCCGCCGGCGCCGGACCGGCGTGCAGAACCGCTTCGTTGTTTTCCATGGAGGCCCCTTACTGCAGCTGAATCCGGGTCCCGGCTTCGCCAGCGATGCGCATCTTGATGATGTCGTCGGCCGTCTTGCGGCCTGCATCGTCGAGCGTCAGCATCAGGTCCTGGTAGAGAAAGACGCTGATCGAGCCGTCGGCGTTCTGGATCGTCTCGTTGATCGTCGCCGGCGCGATGCCGTTGCCGGCGAAGTATCCGGCCTCCTGGGCGGCGAAGAACGACTCGACGTCGGCATTCGCGCGGTCGAGCTCGATCGTCAGGTTCCACCCTGCCGGGATCGGCACATTGAGCGGCGTGCCGTTCAACGGCCGGCTCTTGCGCTTGTCGTATTCCGGCTTCGGGTCGAACGCCGTGGTGATGTCGATCGACAAGGTTCCGATCGCCGTCTGGACCGACAGCGATACGTCGCGGCCGACATTGACGCCATTGATCGCCATGTCACTTCCTCCTTACGAACAAAAAAGGCGGCCCCGGTCGCCCGGAGCCGCCCACGAGACGACAGGTAGCGGCGCGAAAGACGCTACGCGGCTTGTGAGAATCCCGGCGGGGTCGCGCTGACGGCCACCGACACGGTCTGGCCGCCCATCAGGTTGACGATGAACCAGCGGATCACGGCCAGGTACTGCACGCGCACCGCGGCGATCTCGTAGCCCGCCGCAGCCATGTCCGGCGGCGTCGTCTGGTCGTTGATCAGCACCGACCACGGTGGGGTCCCGACGCCATTGGCGCTGTCGGCATTGCCGATCTGACCGACCTTCCACATGCTGAAGAAGAACTTGTCGCCGGCGGCCTTTGCGTCGGCCCGCTGATCCGGGGTCTGCAACTCGCCGATGTTGGTGCCCGCCCAGTTCGCCACCGAGCGAGCGATATAGTTCGTCATCATCGTGTAGTTGTCGCCGTTGATCGCGGCGTTCGACGACGAATTGATCCCGCCGTTGCTGCCCCAGTAGGCGCCGCCGGGGACCGGGTTGCACAGGAGGTCCATGCGTGCCTGGTAGATCGCATCGCGATCGGGATCGGCCCACACACCGCCCGAGAACGTCTTCTGCGTGCCGATGACGCCGTTGATCTGCTTGTTCAGCACCGAGTGCTGCGGCGCCAGCGACGCGCGTCTGGCGGCCAGGAACGTCGCCGGCGACAGGAGCCGCTGCACGTTGTTGATCGGATCGAACCAGTACACCCAGTCGCCGAAGTCGATCTTCATGGCGTAGCTGTCAAGACCGGCCGTGGCGAGCTCGGTCGCCGCGCTGGTCACCGTATCCCCCGCCGCCGTCGCGGCTTCGACCATGAAGCACTCCGCCTCGCCGAGGGCGGCGTAGTTGGTCCAGTCCGTTGAGGTCGCCAGATCGATCGGGATGGCGACACCGACACCGGACCCGCGCAGCGCGTAGATACCCTTGCGCGGCGCGGTGTCTTGCCCGAACAGCGCCGAGTCGGTGATGGCCGCTCCATCGGTAGCGCCCGACATCGTGACCTGCGTCGCCGTCGAAGGGCCTGCGGCCGCGCCAGGTCCCGCCGTTGCGATGCAGAGCCGCGAGGGGCCGCGGAACGGCGAATTGCCGTTATTGACCGCCGCCGCCATGTTCGCCCACAGCAGGTTGCCCGTGCCAGTGATATTGTCGAACGATTCCGCCGCATAGCCAGGGCGCGCGATGACGATCTTCGTGCTGTTCGCGGCTGTGCCGGGCTGGATCGTCGCGACGATACCGTTACCGACGACGCCGCTGTAGAGACCGGTCAGGCTGATCTTCGCGACCGATACCGACGACGAGGCGAGCGTGCAGGTAATGCTCGTGCCATCGGTCTTGCCGAACGTGGGGGTAGAGCCACTCGGGTAGCAGATTTTGCAGACCGCAGCTGCGCTGGTCGCCGCGAAGCCGGCCGCCTTCAGCGTCGCATTGCCGTTGATGGCGGCCGCCAACTTCGTGGCCACCGTGGTCGTCGTGTCGGCGGTGACGATCGGGATCGTCAGCGTCACCATAGAGCCGCCTTCAGGCGTGATCTGCACGATCTCCGAATCGCCGTTCGTGATCGTGCCGCCGATCGTCGCCGTCTCGACCGTCTCGCTCGTCGAATATGACCCGCTCGCCGCCGTATCGGTGCCGTCGGTGACGCGAACGCCTTTGTAGGCCGGGCAGAATTGCTGCACGCCGACCATGACCGCAGTCGAGATGTCATACGACCGGTTAGTCACCGGCCCGAAGCTCGCCGCGGCGTTATCATTCCCGCTGAGCAAGGTGGCGAGATTGATCGGGCCCCAACTCCCGACGCCGACGAGCCCAAGGATCTGGACATTGACCGCGACGATCGGCGCCGTCGGGGTCTGGATCGCGACAATCGCCTTCGGGGCACCGAGAGCCAACGTGTTGAGTTGGTTCGCGGCGATGATCTGGGTCATTCAGCGGGTTCCCTCACGTCCGGCGGCGACCGCCGCCAGCTTCCGCCGGCGTATCGGGCCGCAGCATCAACCGCTCCTCGCGCGGGCGGCTTGAACGCATCGCCTCGATAGCGTCGACGATCTCGTCGGCGCTTTTGGCCGTGCGGCCTATCGCAGGCGCGCCAACGGCCGGCAGGTAGAGCGCGAAGAACTGGAGATCGCGGCCGATCCCAACCTCGAGCCAGGGCGCCCCGCCGTGCACGCCGAAGCCGAAACTGTCGTCAACCAGCTCCGACCTGATCTTGTGGTACTGGCCGGAAAGCCAACCCTTGGTCTCGATCGCTCGCTCGAGACCGGCGCGCGGTTCACTCACGGTCGGCGCGATCCTCATCCGCAGCGCCGGCGGGAGCCGGCTCGGCCGCCGCGGCGGCGTAATACGCTTCCACCGCATGATGATCGTCGGGCAGTTCGGTCCAGCCGACGTGCGCGTGATGGTCGGTACCCTCGATCGCCGCGATCTGGGCGGGATCGACGATGAAATCGCCACGGCGATACCGCGTCCCGTCCCGAGTGAAGTCGACCCGGACGACCATGACTCGCTTCATCGGCCCCTGCCCTTCAAATCTGCGCGCTGACGTTCGGGTCCGTCGGGACGATCTGACCCGCCGCGATCTGAGTCCCGAAGGTCAGGATCTCCGCCGCAGCGGCCGTTTCAGTGGTGGGGTAATCGACATCGAACGCGATGCAGCGCCGCCAAATCCCGGCCTTGTCCGGGTCATCCAGCCACTCGTCGCCGCAGCAGCGCACGCGGGCCGCAAATCCGTCGACGAGCGTCAGTTGATCGATGTCGCTGAACGCATCCCGGATGGGTGCGCCAACGGTCTTTCGAAACCCAGGGCTCGGCACCCATACGTGAATGTCGAACACCTCGGACTGACGCCGCTTCTCCCTCACCACCGTACCGATCACGCCAACCCGGGCGACGATTGACGCCGCATCCGTCACCGTGATCACCTCTCCCGAGGCGCTCGCCGGCGTTACCGCGTTGACGACCGCTGCCAGGTTCGTCGCGATCGTCGCGAGCGAGTCACCCGATGCCGTCTGGTAGTTGAATGCCTGCGTGCCGGACCCGAATTCCACCACCAGAACCAGGTTCTGCACCGCCCCGCTACCGCCCGGCGCCGCCCCGCCAACGGACACCTGATTGCCGTCTACGGTCAGCGTCACCGTCTTCGACGGACGCGACAATTCCTGCCACTTCGAGAAATAACGGGAGGTTTTGCGCGTGCTGTTGGGCCGGGGGTAGATCGAAACGATCGGCTTCGTGGTGGTCGAAACCTCGCCGCCGTTATAGGCGGTCACCATCTTGTCGAGATCGGATGGGAGCGGCCATCCCGCCATCACCATCGCGTTACCGGGCGCCGCTCCGAAGGTCACGACCTCCGTGGCGCCGACAGACAGCGTCGCGGCGAAGGTCCAAGGAAGCCCCGGCAGCGAAAACTGGATCACCGCTCCTGTCGGGCTCGCCGACTGCCGGGCAAGCAGCCCAGCCGCGTTATTGAAGGCTTTCGACAGGCCCGCCGCGATCGTCGACAGCGTGTCGCCCGGCTGCACCGTGTACGAGCAGGAAATCCCTTTCCCGGTATCGGCGTTGGGCGGAGTCGGCGTCAGCGTCAGATCGATCACGTCATTTGCCGTGACCGTGCCGGAGATCGTCGCCGTGGGAGGAAACAGCGCCGCCATCACGATCGCTTTCAGCGCCGTGACGACGTCCTCTTGGTCCGCCACGGTCAGCCCCTTTCGAGCTCAGCCTCGATGACGAGGTCGATCGCGCCCCAGTACATGTCGTTGAGTTTGAACCGCCGCCCGAGATCGTCCGTCGCAACGTCGTTG